TATTAATACCAATTCGATCATTATTAACGTCTAGATAAAGTAAATCGTTTTCAAATGCAAGATCAATACCTTGACGTTCAAGATTACTTTTAAGTACGCCACCACCAATTCTACCTACTTGCGACATTTTATTTTCCCTCTTTGACTAATGTATTTATTTGTCAAAGTTATGTAATACTGTAATGTCTTTTCCAAAAGGTGGCGGGGATGTAAATCTTAGATAGTGTCCTGTTGCTCTTACTTGCCCGGTTCCTGTAGGTGCGACATTATTCATGCTGAATACTGTATCTACGGCATTAGAAGCTGCGCCTAGCAACGTAAAATCTGTAGTTCCAACAGTTGTTATTTTATACTCTGTGCCCTGTGTTGCTGTTGTTACATCAATTTCTCCACCTAAGTCACTTGCTGGAGGATTTTGTATTATAGTATAGTTAGTTGTTGCTATTTGAAAAACGTTTTCAACAAATACTAAAATGTGCTTTTCTTGAGAAGGCGCAAATAAAGTATTGTTTGCTAATTTGCCAAATATAATATTAGTTGCATCGGCACCTGTTAGTGTTTGTTGAACAATCCCTGGATCTCTATTAGGTTCTTTAAATCTTATATTTCTCCAAGATCCATTTTGATATGCTTCAAATTGTTCGGTTGATGTGTTATATCTAAGTTGTCCTTCAGTCTGTGCTGTTGCAATACCCGATTCGCTTGGACGTTCAGATGTTGCGCCTTTAGGTACTAATAATGCACGTTCGCTATCAACAATTACTTGATCATCAATGTCGTACTGTACACCTTTTCCGGCAATACTTCTTAGGTTAGTAGTCTGGCGCTTTATTAATCTCATTATACTTCCAAATAGCTTACAGTTGCTGATAATACTGTGTATCTTGACAACCGTGCTGTGCCCGATCCTGCACCTGCGCCAGTTGCTATAAAAATTGTATTAGGATTATTATCAGCTGCACCCAGTGTTGTAAAATCTGTAGTCCCAGCAGAAACAATCGTATATTCTTTTCCAGCTACAAAACTACCAGCACTAATAGACGGTCCTACATATTCTGGTTCAGATTGAAATCTAATTTTGTCGCCTTCGTCAAGAACAATTTTTTCATTATCAAATGTAAATGTTTCACCAGCTGGTAATTCTAAGTTATTAATAACTCTAGTTACAAAGTTGTCTGTTGCGTCACCTTGTGGTACAATGTGTATATCGAATTGGGCAGTTGTTGAGCCGTTATTACAAACTAAAATATTTGTAATAGCATATGTTTTATTCTGTGGCACTCCACCTGCATACGCACCAGGATTGTCTCCGTCTGGGTCTAATATGTCTACGTATGTTTGTCTTAATTGTGCGTTTTTAATTGCCATTTTGTTTCCTTAAAATAACATGCTGAATAGCAGTGATCTATTTTTACTTATTAATTCATCTCGTGTTTGTTCTTTGTTTACAAAAAACAACCCTGTTTTTCCGTTAGATTGATCTGAAGCATATAATTTAATACCTTCACTAGTATATAACGGTTCTAAATTTTCAGGTGATATATCATCTACACCTGGAACACTTGTTAGTACTAATGAATCTTCAATCTTAACTCCGCCAACACCTGGTGCCCTAAGAACTAAATCAGCATCACTTGCTAGTGTTTCAATAGTAGTTCCTGCAACTCTTATTTGATCAAATTCCCAACGGTCAGCATACAATTGCGAAACTGTATTATTATCTATTGCGAATTTTATTACACTTGGATTACTTGTTGTTTCTTCGTCTTCAATAGTAATACTAGTAACTGATAACGATCCGTCGCCAATTTGACTTAAGAAAACATTAGCAAAGTTATATGCAACATAATCTGCTACACCTTGTACATTAGTTAGTGCATCTGGATTTCTTAATGCTCCGTTAATGTTGCCACTAATATCATATTCAAATGTACCGTATTCATAGTTAACTACGTTTTGAACAGAAACTGTAGGTGCTGCTCCTGTACCCGTTGATGGATTTCCTGGAGTTAGTAATAGAGATGCTCCGCCGGTGTCTAATCCGCTTGTTCTAAGTTTTTGTAAATTGCTATCTTGATCATAAATTATAAATCCGCTTATATCTTCATCATATCCAAAATATACATTAGCAATACTTCCTCGATTAATTTCTAATCCAGAAAATTTCTCAGTTCCTTGAATTCCGTTTGATCCGTCATCACCCTGGTTAAGTGTAATAACTCTATCTGTAATAACAGTATCAGTAGTTTCTAGTCTTGTAAAGTTGCCTTCAACTACTAAATCACCGGTAACAAAAACTGTTCCTGCTGCAACACCAGTGTTCAGTTTTATATAGCCACCTGATTGAACGGATACTGTATAGTTTCCGCTATTGAGTGCGCCCGGCGTTCCTGCTACGTTAAGATATTTTGACATTCTTTAATCCTATTTAAAAAAGTATATGGGGGAACTTAATCCCCCATAACTAATCTTAGTCAGCTTCAAAATCGTCTGCGCCAGTGAAATCATCAGCTGTACCAGCTTCTTCCATTTCAACTGCATTGTCATCAACTGCATCACTGAAGTTCCAAGCAATACTTGTGCCTGTGTCAAGTGTTACTTTACGTCCTGCAATTTTAGTAACTTGACGAGCTGTTCCGCCATCGTCTTTTACAGTAATTGTCATTTCGCCTGCTACTAAAGTACCTTGTGCTTTATCAACTAAAGTACAATCCATTGTATTAGTACCATCATAGCAACGGAACTTTTTAGATCCTAATTGCTTTACAATCCAGCCGTTTGCTTCTGCTTGGCCTGTAGCACGAAAACGTACTTTAATTTCGTTGCCGTCTGCTGTCGGCTCTCCGAAAAATCTTTTATTAATTGGTCTTCCCATTTGTTTTCTCCTATAAAAAGTAGTCCTATGCCCGTTCTATGGGCTACGCTGTGGTGCAGCATAAGTCCGCCTTGCGGCTCGCTATCTGACATTAGTATTTATCAAATAAGAAAAAAGCTCAACACAGTTAAGTATTGAGCTTTTAATATTAAAGTCAAAAAAATAGGCCCCGTAGGACCTATTTTCTGTTTAGTAAAACTAAACTTAGCTAAAGCTAACTGCTGTGTCAGTAATGTCTACTTTACCCAAGTAGTCAGCTGCGTTACCAAGCGATGACGCAGTGTTATTCAACTCAACATATCCATAACGTGTCATGAATGATACTGTTGGTTCGAATGTACCTGGATCCAATACAACTCCTGAGCTCATTAGCGGGATGTATGGGCAATAGAATGCCGCTGCATCTGATTCGCTTGAACCTTTGTAGCCGATTAGTACTGGTGCATCGTCTGCTGCATATGTGTTTACATATACTTTCATTGCGTTGTTCAAAGTACCAACCATTTTAGTGTTAGTTGGGGCTTCAAAAGTACCTTCAGTTGTTCTTGCAAATGCACTTGTAGTTGCAGACTGTAGGATTGTTAGTGCAAATGGTGATACCACTGCCCAGTTACCTGCGCCTCTACGTGTACGTTGTGCAATCAAGTTACTTACGCGGTTAATTTGAACAGCTAAAGCAGCGTGTTCGTCACCTACGAAAGTAGCTGTACCACTTACAGCCGTTTGGTCATAAGTTTGTGCAGCCGCACCTGATAAAGTTACAAGCGAACCGATAACTTCTTGGTCAATCTCAGCAGTAATCTCTTGTGCAAGAGCTGCCATGATTTCTGCTTCTACGTCAATACCGTGCATAGACTGTGCGTCTTGTGCAGCTTCAAACGTCCAGCGAGCTGACAATTTACGTGTCTTAGCTTCTACTGTCTGCTTCAAGATTTGAATTGACATTTTTCTGCCTGCTTCTGCTTCTAAAGCAGCAGTACTTGCAGCTTTTGCAGTTGCAGCATCACCTGAATATGCTTCAGCAATTTTGAATGGGCTTAGAGCTTCTTCGCCTGCTGTAGTATCAGTGTTACCTGTACTTGTGTCATTCATTGTATCTGAATAACGTACACGTAGCGTGTGAATTTGACCAACTGGACCAGTCATTGGCTGTACGCCAACTAGTTCGTTAGCAATAACGGTTGGCATAACACGTCTGATAACTGGTAGGATTACACGGTTAAGTGTAGCTACGTTACCTGCTGATGTTGCGCCTGCTGTTGCACTCTCTGACAAGTATCTGCGAGTGTTTTCTAGTGTAGCAGCCATTACAGACTTCTTGTTGCCTTGCAGGCCTTCAAGAAGAGCAGTTTTGGTGTCTACCCAGCGTGATTCTAGTAGTTCTGACATCATTATCTCCTTAATTTAATCCAGCAAGACGGCGCATATCTAATACGTTCGAGTCGTCTGCTTTATTTGTCATTGTTTTTGTTACGGGTCTATTGCCTGTGACTTCTTTGCCTTCTGTAATGTTTGCCTTTTGCTTTGCTGGAGTATTACTATCAATAACTGATGGTAGGTACTTATCAAAAGATTTTTGCAATCTATCAGTTTGTACTGATTCCAGTAAGTCTGTCATAATCTCGCGTTGATCTTTGCCTAATGGCGAAATCAAACCGTTCATAATCTTTTCTCTCTTAGCAGTTTCAATTAAGCGTGATTTCTCTTTGCTTGTTGATTCTGCAAGATCTTTAGCTTTAGTAGCAAATGCTTTCGCTTCTGCTAATTGCTTATCTTTAGCACTTAATACGCTCATTAGTTTACTTACTTCTGAATTTTCATTCAAGTGTGAAGAAGTATACTCATTTGCAAATGCTTCAAATATCTTACGACCGAAGTCGTTACTACGTGCTGTATCAATATCTTCTTTAAGTGCAGTAATTTCACCTTTAAGTGACTTACCAACCATTTCAGATACTGCTGTTGCACTTCTTTCGATAAAGTTAGCTTTAACTTTAGCGAAGTGTGTCTTAGCTTCGCGTACTAAACGTACTTTAGTTTCAGCTAAGTCTTTCTTATCTTCATTGAATTCTGCAATTTCACCTGCTAGAGACTCAACAACAAACTCTTCCAGCTTGGCATAATTCTCTGCCATTGCTACTTTGTCTGCTCTTAATTCTTTAATCTCGTTTGCTAAATTTTCAGCAACGAAACCCTTCAGTAGATCTGCATTTTCACGCATTGCAACAGCATATTTTGCTTTTGCTTCTGCGAGTTGTTTGCGGTCGTCTGCAAACTCTGCAATCTCTTCAGCAAGTCGCTCAGAAAGCATTGAGTCAATAGCTTCAACCATAGTTGACTTATCGTGCTCATACTTTGTAGCAAATTCTTCACGCAAATCAGCAGTTACCTGCAAACGATTTTCGTTAATTTTGCTTTCCCAAGCTTCTTCAATTTGATCTCTAATCTCAGCTGAAACAACATCGTTTTCAAATAGAGTTTTTATTGCATCTATCATTACTTTCTCCTGTTTCATTGGAGTTTACTGATTATATTAATCAGTGATTCCTTAAGATACTTTTGTGCCTTGTCGTCGTGTCTAGTTGCCTGTGCTAATTCGTATGCCTTCATCCCTCCACGTGCATTCATAAGTGTTTCATAAATGGGTGTTGGATATGCACCAGGGGCGCTAGGCTGAGCCACAACGTCCACAGTGATTATTTCAAAGTCAGAAACGGTATTACTGCCGTCTTCTGCTACGTTACCGCTACCACGTGACGAGACGCCTAGTTTAACTCCGCTTTCGAGCATTGTTTTAACTAGGTTCCCCATCGGTGTTGGTAAAATTTTCAGTTTTCCATAACCGTTATCGCCATCCATCCAACATTCAGTTATCATATGGCTAACACGGTCGATATTGATATTAAGTCCTTCTGGATGGTCAACTTCACCGAGAACACTGTATCCTCCAGTAATTTGATCATTGAGAGTTTTGACAGCCCTGCCTATTTCATTTACAGGATACACTCGCTGATTAGCGTTACGAACACCACCTTGGATCATAATACCTTTTAAAAAAAGGTCTTTTCCTTCGTTGGCATTCTCAAGCACTATATTAGCTTGGTCGAATGTCAAATGCTCTTGTAAGTTTCTCATCTATTAGTCCTTACTATCGTTCTTATTTGCCTACAACAGATTTTTTGTTGTCAGCAGTCTCTGGCTTCGACTTCTTTTCAGCGCCGTGTCCAGGTTCGGTTTTGCCAGCTTTTGCTGCCTTACCACCAGGAACGTTTACGTTCTTGGTATTCATGTCCTTTGCACTTGTATCACTTAAAGCATTACCTTTAATTGTACTTCCTGCTCCGGCTTCTGCGCTTGCATCTGAACCAGCTTGGTTTAAATTACCTGCTGTTCCGCCCATGTTGTTAGCACTTGCTACTGTTGACTTTGAGTTTGCACCGTTGTCACCCATTGTAGCTGATACTTTTTCAACATACTCGCGCATTGTTTCGCCTGCTGTCTTTTCAGTTTCTTCAACTTCTTCGTCAGCTGCTTCTTCAACTTCTTCATCTGTAGCTTCATCAACTTCTTCATCTGATGCTTCAAATGCAAATGATTCTTCTTCTGGTGCTTCTTCAGCATCGTCGTCAGCTTCTTCGCCATCGTCTTCGCCATCGTCATCACCAGCCATCATTTTTTCAAATTCTGCTTTAAGGTCGTCTAGTGCGTCTTCTAGG